GTCCTCTGGCGCCGCAGCAGTTTCCGGGTCAAAGCTTTTAAGCAACACCCCCGCGTCAAGCTGCATTTCCGCAAAGGTGCTCTGTGGAATCACTGTAAATTTTCCCATATATTTTTCCTTTCAGTTCAAAGTCAAATATTCCGCTGAAAGATTCAGCGTTTTCATTTTCAGCATCGGCTCATCCTCCACCGGCGCGCTCTGACACCAGGGAGTCCCGCGCCGGAGCCAGATATAGCCGCCCTCGCAGCCGAACACCTTTCCTCCCGGGCCGATTGCCTTTGAAATTTCCGCCGCCTTGGCGTTTGGCGCGGTTTCTCCCGCTCCATAGTACCAGAGATTCACTGTCAGTGCCGCCGCGTCTCCGCCCCAGGCGTCAAAAACCGGCGTATAGGTCAGGTAAGGCAGCACTGCGTTGTTTGGCACGTCTGTCTCCGCGTAGGCCGGAATCCCAAAGCCGCTGAAAAAACTGTATAGCGCCGCTTCCTTTGTCATTTCGGCAGCCTCGCAAGCTTCTCCGCCGTCGCCATAGACATATCCAGCCCGGCGCTGTGCGGCGTCT